GCTGATGCAATGATGCCACCACCAAAATTTAAAAAAAAGGAAGAAGAAGATAAGGAAATGCCAAGAGGTATGCCTATTAAAAACACATCTATATTTCCAGAGATGGGATATGATGCAGGTAAATTAGGTGAATTTAATTATAGAATACCTAAAAATTATGCTGAAGGCGGTGATTTAGAGTCTGATGTTATGCCAATGGATGCTGGTATCGGAGGTATGACTGATGCAGGCATGAATGATAAAGAGTTAATTAGTAGTGCAATAGATGTTCTTCAGGGTGAAATTATAGAGCCTAATCAACAAAGAGTAATATTAGCACAATTTGTACAAGAATTTGGTCAAGATGCACTACAAGACTTAATACAGAAAGTTCAATCTGGAGAAATACCCGCAACACCTAGTGAAGGTGATGGAATGGTGAAGGGAGCAGGAGATGGAATGGATGACATGATCCCTGCAAACCTAGAAGGTGATCAAGATGTGCTTTTAAGTGATGGTGAGTTTGTAGTTCCTGCTGATGTAGTTAGTGGCATAGGTAATGGCTCATCTGATGCAGGGGCAAACAAATTAGAGGACATGATGGATAGGGTGAGAGAACTCAGAACTGGAGGTAAAACTCAACCACCTGATATTCCAGATGAGATGATGTTGCCTGCATGATATGCACAGCAGTGCCTCGTGAGGCCGTAGATATAGTTTGGGCTGATGTTAGCGGAATGTTAAATAAAGCCATAGAGACAAGCGAAGGTAAGTATCATATAGATGATATTTATGAAGATTTAACGAAGGGATATTATAATCTTTGGTTAGTGATAGATAATAAGAAAGATGAGAAAGTGATAGCTGCTATAACAACAAGAATCATTGAATATCCTAGTAGAAAAGCAATGGCAATGGATTGGGTAGGCGGAAGAAGAATGACGGAATGGTTGCCTATAGTCATGAATAGATTAATTAGTTTTGCTAGTGATTGTGGATGCAGTCATTTAGAAGGATATGGCAGGAAAGCATGGATGAAAATATTAAAAAAATACAAATGGAAACCAGAGTATATAGCTTATCGTATGGAGATAGATAATGGGTAAAGGAAGATCAAGAGCGCCATCGCAACCAACAGAACAAAATATAGTACAAAGTTCACTGCCTAAATATTTTGAACCTTATGCTATAGACATGATAAAAAGAGCGGAAGCTGAATCTAAAAGAGAATACACACCTTATCAAGGACAAAGATTAGCTGATGAAAATGAAGATACAGCAAGATCAAGAGAAATAGCAAGGCAAGCCGCAGAAGGTGGAATACCGGGAATAGGTCAGGCTATTACTGGTACTACGGCTGGTATGGGAAGAGCGATACAGGGTTTAGGTTTTCAATCACAAGATTTTGGCTCAGAGCAAGCACAAAAATATATGTCACCATACTTGCAAAATGTGTTAGATGTACAAAAACAAGCAGCAATTACAGATTTTCAAAGACAGCAGGCTGGTAGAGATGCAGATGCAATAAAAGCAGGAGCTTTTGGTGGCTCAAGATCAGCTGTTGCACAGGCTCTTGCAGGAGAAGGTCTACAAGATAAACTTGCAGAAATACAGGCAGTGGGTCAGCAAAAAGCATTTGAGCAAGCTCAACAACAGTTTCAAAGAGATAGAGAGGCTAGATTAGCGGCAGAAAGACAAGGCCTATCTGCGGCAGAGAGTTTATCAGGACAATCAGCACAACTTGCTGCATTGGGTGAAAAGGCTAGAGCAGGAGATATTGAGGCTGCACAATTATTAGAAAAGATAGCAAAAGATAGGCAGGCAAGAGAGCAGGCAGGATTAGACATAGCATATGAAGACTTTATTAGACAAAGAGATATGCCTAGAGAAGATTTAACATTTTTATCCTCAATACTTCGTGGGGTTCCAGTTCAACCATCAACAGAGACAACTAAATTTCAACAATATGATCCTATTAAAGATTTATTAGGTACAGGTATTGCAGGACTTGGTTTATATAGAGGGATAACAGGCTGATGATGAATGTTATACAAATACAAGATGATTTAAAAAATTTTTCTGAAGACCAGTTAATAAAAGAAATGCAACGGCCTAGTGGTAATGCACCACAGTTTCTTGTTTTATCAGAGCTAAACAGAAGAAAGAGAGTTAAAGGTGAATTTGCTGCAAGACAAGCTCAACAACAACCAACAGTAGCTGAAGAAGTTGTAGCATCTGCTGGCGTACCTCAGTCAGGAATGATGGGCATGTCAGAAGCTATGGCTCCTGCAAGCGTAGAATCTGGTGGTATAGGTGCAATGATGCCTAAAACAATGAAAACAGGTGGAGAAGTTGAGTCTTATGCAAATGGTGGTTTGATAGAGGGCATTGCAGAAAGTGTAAATTCAAATGCTGATTCTTTAAAACAATTACAAGGAGTTTCTTTGCAAAATGCTAAATTGCTACAAGATATGCAGAATGCAGGTAATCCTCAAACTACTGCCCCTACTCCAGTTCCTGTAGAACAACCAACACCTATGCCTATTACACCTAGGCCTATAACACCTTCTTTTCCTCCTTCTCCTTTTCCAACTCCTTCTAGACCTAGACCTTTTCCTTTTCCATTCAGGCCTCAAATTCCTAGACGTGGTAAAGGATATGCAGACTCAAGAAGAAATATGTTAGGTACAAATATGCTTACTGGGCTAGGGTCAATTGCTGGGCAAATACAGCCACAAGTTATGGCAGAAGGTGGTGTAATCAAAGCATCTAATGGATTTGCTGGAACAGGAAGAAGTTCAGCAGATATATTAAAAAAACTAGAAGAGAGAGATAAAGCAAAATTAATAGTTGATGACGATGTAGAAAATATATCTGAAGATGTAGATACAAAAGATAATAAAAGTGCTAATACATCTGGCAAACAAGGAATAGGCGGTTATACTATAGAGCCTAATATAACGGGGCTACAAGCAACGGATAGTTTAGAACAACAAATACTAGATCTTCAAAAAGGTTTACAAAAAGGAAGAAACTTAGATAGAAATTTAGCTATAGCTCAAGCTGGATTAGGTATATTAGGTTCTGATAAGCCTTTGGCTCAAGCTATTGGAGAAGGTGGAATGAAAGGATTAGATGCATTTAGAGAGGCAAATAAACGATATACAGAGGGCGTTATAGACTTAATAAATGCTAGAGCAAAGTTAGCATCAGGTAGAAAAAAAGGTAAATTAACTGCAAAAGATATTTTATCTAGTTTAAGTAAAACAAGAGAGCAGTTATACGGAAAGCCCGGTGATTTATCGTTTGTTAAACCAGATTTAGATCCTGAAATAGAAAACAGATTGAAAGCTCAAGAACAATATTTTATTAAATTGTTAGGTGAGTATGGTGTAGATTTACCTGTAGCAACTGCTATATCATAAAGGGTAGTTAATGGGTACTATTAATGTAAGAAGTAATTTAACAGGCAAAGTATACCCGATACTTATTGCAGGAAACACTCCAACAGCTTCAGAAGATCAATTTATACGTAATTATATTAATCAACAAGATGGCGGATTAATAGAAACTCCTGTAGAAGATACAGAAGAAGGCAGTCTCATAGATGTGCCAAAAGGTATAATAGGTGGTTTTGCTAAATCATTTGCACAAATACCCGGAGGTATAACATCATTAGGTGAATCTGTAGGTCAAAAATTAGGTTTTGATGTAGCTCCCGGTGAGTCTGCTATTGGTAAAGCGGCACAAGATTTTTCAAGAGGTGCTAGTGAATCTATAGATGATTATTTTGATTTAAATAATAGTGCGTACAGTAAATCAGGTCAGGCTTTTGGCTCTTTATTATCTTTTTTAGTTCCGGGTACAGCTGTAGCCAAAGGAGCTTCATTAGCAGGAGCTGGTGCTAAAGCAGTTGCAGGTCTTGGCTTTGGTACGGTAGCAACACAAGGTGCTGCTGTGCAGTCGCAAGATCAAATGAACAGAATAGCAAACTTTTTAGAACAAGGTGGCGTTATAACGCCAGAGCAAAAAGGTGATGCTGTAATATTAAGTGGTCTTGTTGGTACATCAGAAGCTATACCTTTTGCAGCTTTAAGTAAAAGTCTTGGTGCTGGACTTAGAATATTAAAAAAAGTAGATAAAAAAGACAGAGATAAAGCCATTAGAACTATAGGTGGCAGGATTAAAAGAGCTTTGTTAGTTGGTACAGGAGAGGGTTTACAGGAAGTTGGAGCAGGATTAGCTCAAGATTTTATAGAACAACAGATATATAATCCAGATGTACAGGTAGGCCAAAGTGCTTATGACGATGCTGTATACGGTGGTGGAGCAGGTGCTGCTTTAAGTTTAATATTAGATAGCATACGTGGTAGACAACTTAAAAAGTTTGATCAAAAACAAAAACAACTTGATGATGATGCATTGGCTGAAGGCAGGGAAAATGCAGAGAAATTAAAAAATGCGGAAGAATATTTAAAAACACAACAAGATAAGGATGTTAAACTTTTAGAAGGCCCTACAATAGACTCATCTGTCCCTGATGTAATTATTGTTCCTCCTACAGGTAATGATCAAGTGGATGTACAAAGTCAAGCAGTGGCTGATTCTGGCGTTAACCAAGGCAGAAAAAGAACACAGGAAACATTAGATGCCGCTAGAGAGGCTAGGACACCCTATAACCCTGTAAAAATAGAGTCATTGCCACAAGATGAAGCAAGTAAAATAAGACAAAAAAGAATACAGCTTAAAAAAGGTGTCCCTGTTGACGCGCCTGTCCCTATACAAGAGTTAGAAGAAGTTGTTGGAATAGAAGCGGCAGACAGGGAAAGATTTGCACAAAAGCCAATATTAAATAAAAAACCAGAGACATTTGATGAAGAGATAGAGGCCGCAGACATAGAGGCTAAAGAAAAAGATAAAATTAGAAACTTTACAAATAAACTTTTAAAACAAAAAAATATAAATACAGCATCTACAAAAAAGTTATTTCAGCAAGTTTATAAAACAAAAATTGATAATCAGGGAGCAGAACAATTACTAAATGGTTATTTAAGCTCAGGTGTTTTACAGTATGATGGCAGAGGAAAATATAGCCCGAAACAATCTGTAGATATAAATTTAGATATAATTGAGCAGGCTAAAAGTTTATCACAAGAAGCAAAGCAGATACGTGACACAGAGAACTCACTTAGAAAAGAACAAGAAAACTTTGTTAATGATCCTATTCAGTTTGAGACATATAGACAGCAAATAGAAAGATTACAGCAAAGATATTCTGATGTGCAGTTAGAAGCGTTTAGATTAGAAAATAAAGCTAATAAGTTGTCTGAAGGACAGCAAACAATACAAGCAAGAAGAATCGTGCCTCCACTAGCTCCTAAAAGAGTATTTGATGAAGCGCCAAAGGTCAAAGAAACACCTGAATACAAGTTAAAACAAAAGCGTGTATTAGATGCACTACGTGCAGAGTTAAATAGAATTGGATTGTCTGATGTTAGATTAGAGGGTAAGCCTCTTATAGATGAGGTTCAGCTTACAGAAGACTTAGCAAGAGGCACTGATGTAGGAATTACAGAGGGAATACAAGAAGTAGCACCAGATGGTAAAAGAATTATTGCTTTAGCTATGGAGCTTTATGATCCAAATATGACTGATGCAGAGTTACAGGCTAAATTAGGCAGTGTAATGAACCATGAGATAATTCATGCATTAAAAAGTTTAAATGTTTTTACTGATCAAGAGTATGCCACGCTAGAAAAAGCAGTAAAAAATAGAAAATATGTATCACGTATAAAAGGTCGTGACACACAAAGAGAATATACCTATTATGATAGAGCTGCATATATGTTTAAGCCAACAGGTATGCCAGAAAATGAGATTATTGAAGAAGCCATAGCTGAAATGTACAGAGACTATGCTGATGGCAAGTTAAAAGTGGCAGGAAAGCCAAAAAGTTTATTTGATAGAATACTAAGATTTATTAAGTCTATATTTAGCTCACACACAAGCCAAGGATTTACAGAGGTTGATCAGATATTTGATAATATAGGAACAACAGAAACTGAAAAACAAATAGGCAGAAGAGACAGAAAGCCAGACGATTTTGCACCAAGGACTTCTAGAAGCAAAATAACTGTAACTAGAAAATCAGTTGAGTTGAGTAATCCGGTAACAACTGTTTCTGATGGAAAAACAAGTATTCATTTTACAAAAGATGACATAGATGGAGGTTTTTTCAGAAGTACATCTGACGGAAGTATGATTTTAGAGCCAGATGGAACGGAAAATACTTCAGCATTTCCTTCTTTGCGTTATGCTGATAACAGAAAAGAGGCTATAGAAAAAGCTACACGATTTTTAGAAAATCAAGAAACAAAAAAATCTCGCATAATTATAGAAAGATTGCCTAATTTACACAGAGGTTCTGTGGGACCTTTGCCTATAGCGCATCAAGTAAAAGCAAAGTATTTGGCATCAATAGGTATGCCTAATGTGCGACCAGATAGCTATGTTCAAGTTAATGAAGATTTAGCAAGAAGAATAGCAAAAGACTTTGATGAAGCAAAGCATGATCCGGGTAACCCAGAGGTGATTAAAGCTTATAAAGCTATGGCAGATGAAACATTTGTTCAATGGAAGTTTATTGAAGAAACAGGAATTAAGATTGAATTTATCAAGCCTGATCAAGCTAATCCCTATCCAAAAGGATCAAGAGATTTGTTAGAGGACATTAGAGATAATAATCATATGTGGGTATTTGCTACAGACGATGGTTTTGGTAGTGAATCAATAACACAACAAGATGTAGATGAAAATCCTTTATTGCAAAAAACAGGTGAAATAATAGAAGGAAGAAATGTAAGATATAATGATTTATTTAGAATAGTTCATGATTATTTTGGTCATGCTTTAGAAGGCGCTACATTTACTGCCAGAGGAGAAGAAAATGCTTGGCAGGCACATTCACGTATGTACAGTCCATTAGCAGCTTTAGCAATGACTACAGAAACAAGAGGACAAAATTCTTGGGTGAACTATAGTGATAAAGTTGGAGATTTAAATAGAAACAGTACCAATAAAGCAGAAGAAACAATTTACGCTGATCAAAAGATAACTATATTATCAGATTTTGTTCAAAGTGAAGGGTTAGCTAAAAATATAGAAGGAGTAACAGATGAAAGAATTATTGGAGCAGATGAACGACTTGGTGAGACAGGAGATGTTACAACCGACAGACGAGGAGTTGAAGGAGATGGAAGAAGACGGGCAGAGGTACGAGGCCAGACTCAACAACCAGAAAAAGGGAGGAAACCTGAGTTATCTCCGCAAAGGACAGTCAAGCTAACACATTTCTCTCCTATAGAGGGCCTGCAAAGCATAGACCCGGAACAACAAAGATCAAATCCTAATATACGTGGTGATGAAAGAAGAAGAATATTTCCGGGCTTTCCGGCACGTAGTTACTATGCAGTAAATATAGAAGATCCAAATGGATATAATCCTGAAGGTGGTTTGGGTGATAATGTTTATGAGATAGATGTCCCATTTGAAGGTATGTATGACTGGATAAAAGATGAAAGAAAGTTTAATAGTGCGGCAAATATAGAGCTAAATAGAGAAAGGCCTGATTTGACAACTTCAGCTGATAGAGTTGCCTATATAACAACTGCAAAAGAAAGAATGATAAAAGAATTGGGTGCAACTGGTTATTTTATTGATCATCCGACCAGAGGCATAATGGCTGCAATGTTTTATGAGTTAAAAATACCAGAAACATATCAAGCTAAGAAGTTTGATCAGGCATATAAAGACTCAGTTAATCAAAAACGTGGTCAGTATGCTAATAGACAAATGAGATCTCGTGTTATGGCTATTGGTCAAGAACATACAGTAAGCACTAGATTTCCCACAGCAAAGCAAAGAGTTAGCGATCCATCTGTAGAATTATTGTTCATTAATGGCGAAGTATTAAAGAGTGACCCTGTGTTAGCAGAGAAAGCAGCTAATTTAATAAAAGGGTATAATCTATCTGGCAACTCAAAACTTTACGTAAACTTTTCAAATGATGAGATTATAGAAGATCATATACAAGCAATGACAAACAATATTTTATTTGTTCATGACTCTATAGATCCAGATATAAGAGAAAGATCATCCAAGTGGTATGACGGTGCTAGAACAATAGTAGATAGACTTTCAAAAGAATATAATTATAGGCCAGAGGTAGTGGCTGCGGTTATAGCTAGTCAATCACCACAAACAGATTGGTTTATGAATGTATCTTTGGCAGAGCGTGTGCTGGATATATCTAGAAATCATGCAGATAAACAGTTTACACCAGAGATGATGAAGACTGCACTAGAAATATATGGCAAACCTATATTTAAACCTGCATTAGACTTTATAAGCAATCCAAACAGAAACTCTACAAGTTTAGATAGTTTAAAACATTCTGTACATAAGGCAATGTGGATTAGAATATTTGATGAAACATATAATGATCGTGGGCATAGAATTATTACACCAGAAGGTGAGTATTTAGATTATGCAAGAAAAAAAGATGGCAGTCCAAAAGGTACGGGATGGGGATCTAATAAAGAAATATCAAGCGCTATTGAAGCGATGGATGCATCAGCTGATCAATCATTGCAACAAATATCTATTTCTCTTGGTGACAGGCATAAGGTTAGAAGTTTTTTTAATAACATGATAACACCTATGTCACCTGAAGGTCATACTACAATAGATACACATGCTGTATCTGTAGCTTTCTTAAAGCCTTTAAGTGGTAAATCAGTAGAAGTAGACCATAATTTTGGTGTGTATTCCGTTGCAGGAAGATCAAAAATTTATGGTATAATACCAAGTTCATCTGTTTCAGGTGTAAGAGGAATGTATGGATTAATACAAGATGCCTTTACACGGGCCGCAGAACAAAGAGGAATACTGCCAAGACAAATGCAATCTATTACATGGGAAGCTGTAAGAGATTTATTTCCAGATACATTTAAACAACAAAAACAAAATGTAGAAAAAATAAATAGTATTTGGGACACCTATGTTGATGGCGGATTATCAATAGAAGACACAAGACAGGAGATATTAAATGTTACCCCAGCAGGATTTACGGAACCAAGTTGGGCAAGACCCTCTGATACAATACCTCAATTCAGTGGGAATGCCAGTTACGAGAGAGAATTATCTGTCTCTTATGTTCCCGGAAGGTTTACCCGAAATGACATCGGAAGTGGAGCAAATGTTGCCGGAGAACCTGAGACTAGACGCTCAAGAGTAAGAGCAACACCACAAAGTGAACAGCAAAGACAACAGGAAAAAAATGATCGTGACATAGCTACCGCGCAACTTAATATTAGATACGATAATTTAAGTGGTTTAATTGCTAAAGGTTTAAAAATAATACCAGAAAAATTATTGTTTGGCAGAACTAGAGCTGAGGCTGCACAAAGAATAGTACAAAAATATCAAGATTCTTTTCAACCTGTAGGCGCTATGATGGATGAGCTACGTGATAAAGGCTACACAATAGCAGACGCTATGGATCCTTACCTAAGAGAGGTAAACTCTACAGGTATTATTGGATCTAAAATATCTGATTTAGAAGAAACAATTGTAAAACCATTAATTGAAGAAATTAGGAATATTGATATTTCAGAAGCTCAATTAAATAATTTACAAGAACTCTCTGCTAAAGCAGCAGCTAAAGCACAAGACGAAGGATATGTAAAAAGAGCATTAGATGTAACAGTTGATCCAAAGATGGCTCTTGTTGATGCTTATTTGTATGCTATGCATGCTAAAGAAAGAAATGCGCAAATACTTCAAGAATATAATAGAGGACTAGGGTCTGGTATGTCTAATGGAGAAGCCAATGTAATACTAGACTGGTTTGATGGATTAGATAGTAAAAATCAAGAAATATTTAGATCTGTAGATAGAAGTGTAAAAAGAATTGTAACAAGCACTAACAACATAAGATACGAAAGTGGATTGGTAACTAAGCAAGAATACGATGATAATATAGCTAGATTTAAACATTATGTACCTTTGCGTGGTGATTTAGACTCTACAGATGAGTTTAATGATGACAGGCTCAATAAGAAAAGAAGAACTGTTAATTACTTTGGAGCTTTAGGTAAAGAGGATATTAAAGCCAGAGGTAGAGGTGTTAAATATGCAGAGAATATTCTTGCTTCTACGATTGCTCAAAATCAACGTGCTATTGACAGATCTGAAAGAAATAAAGTTGGGCAAGATTTAGTCAGGTTACTGCGCGGCCAAGAAGAACAGAGTGATGGAAGTTTCGCTACAAACGATAATTTGCGTACAGATTTAAAAGAAAATTTTGGTGAAGTAACAAATGTAAAAGAGCCTTTAGATCCATTACAGCTTACAGTCAAAGTTGATGGAGAAGAAGTTTACGTAAACTTTTACAGACAAAGCCTAGCCAGAGCGTTTAAACATCATTACGATCCAAAAACAAGCCATGTTATATTTCAGGCTTTATCTAAGTTAAATAGATTTTTATCAAATGTTAATACATCTTATAACCCAGCGTTTGTTATTCCTAACTTTGCAAAAGATTTAGAGACAGCACTTATAAATATACAACAACACGATGCAGAAGGAATTACAAAAGAGATAGTAAAAGATGTTGCAGGTGCTATTAATGGAATTAGAAAAGTTTTAAGAAATCAAGATGATACAAGCTACTGGTCACAAGAGTATAATAAGTTTGTTAGAGCCGGTGGTAAAAACGCTACAAACATGATGGGTACAGTTCAAGATCAAATGGATAATCTTAATAAGCTGTTACAAGACATAAGCGACACCACATCTCTAGGTGTACAAAGAAACAACTTCTTTTTAAAGAAAGGCAAAAGCCTGTTAAAGTTTTTAGAAGACTACAATACTGTAATTGAAAATGGTGTTCGTGTAGCTACATTCACTAATTTAAAGAAAAGAGGTTTCACTGATGCTAGAGCTGCCGAGGCAGCGAGAAACGTCACAGTAAACTTTGCAAAAGGTGGCGAAGACAAAGTTTTCATGAACTCATTATATTTATTTTATAATGCATCTGTACAAGGCAGTATGGCTATATTTAATGCGGCTTATAAGTCGCCTAAAGTTAGAAAACTTTTAGGTGGATTGATTGTATACGGAATGCTTCAAGATCAGCTTATGGCGTTCTTTAGAGATCCAGACGATGAAGATGAGCAAAATCCATATGATCAGCTTAGTGATTACAAGCTAGAGCATAATTTAGTATTTGGTACATTTGGACTAACAGATGAGAAGTTCATAACAATACCACTGGCTTATGGATTAAATATGCCATTCAACTTAGGAAGAGCATTAAGTCGCTACACACGAGGCGAGTATACATTTGGTCAGATGGCAAACAGTATTTTTGGCACTACTATGGAAACTCTCAGCCCATTTGGTGCTATTGAAAACTTTGAAACCTATCTCGTGCCAACATCAGTAAAGCCTCTTGGAGAAATGATGATAAATAAAAACTACAGAGGAGATCCAATATATAAAGAAACACCTATGTACTCTTCTTCTACTACACCTGATGCCTATACTCATTGGAGTAACACCGGAGCTTTATCTAAGTTTATAGTCCAAACTATTAGTGATTTAACCGGAGGAGATGAAGTTGAGGGTGGATTGATTGATGTTTCTCCGGATACTGTTGAGTATTTCTACGAATATGTCATTGGTGGTGCAGGTGCTTTTGTAGGTAGAAGTGCAAATTTAGTATTTGAAACTATACCGGCAATAGCGTCAGGAGACTTTGAGGGTAACTTAGAAAATAGAATACCATTTGTTAGGAAGGTAATAGCACAGCCGTCTGATAGAGTTGATACACAAAATTATTTAGAAAAGAGAAAAGAGCTATTCACGATATTCTCTAGATTTGATTTAGCTAGAAGAAGAGGTGACAGAGAAAGTATGCAGAAGCTAATGGCTAGATACGATGATGAGGTCAGAATATTTGGCAGATTCAAAGCATTAGACAATGCAAGAAACAGATTATTAAGACAAATAAAAGAATTAGAAAGAAATTTAAGAATACCGGAAGAAACAAGAAAGAAACTAATAAAACTTCGTAGAGAAAGAATACAAGAAATTATGAAGAAAGGTATTCAGCTCATGAGAAGTGTAGGCATACGAAAGACTGCATGATAGTAGTTAGCAAAAGTTTACGTAAAGTTTTAGTCTAAGAACTTCCTCCCGGGAGGTAATTGTTAGGTGGTCTTTTTTTTACTTTTATTAATTCTTTGAGATACCATTGTGCTTTTTCAAGATCTTCTAGTTGGTTCTTGTGATTATATCTCCACACATATTTTAATATATTTCCTTGTAAGTAATACTCGTAGCCCTCAGCTAAGGCAGATTTAATTGCATCAATACACTCTACTTTGCCTTTTCTATAGTGGCTTGGTCTGTTTACGTTATCACTCATCGTCATCCTCCAAGAAATCATTTATGACATCTAGTTTATGCATATTAACAAATATGGGAGTATCTTCGCCTACCCAAGACCCTATTGTGTTGAAGTTAAACCATTCTATAGCTTCCTCTTCATCCCAATTATTATCATTCATGAGTACCATTATACATTTATCATAATCATATAATGCTACTTGTTTTCTGCCAAAAGCACTTATGGTCGTTCCAATAAATGCCTTTTCATATCCGTCTGCTAATTTCATTTTATTCCTTTCATAATTTATTAACTTTTATACATTCCCCTAAAACTATATTGTGATAAGGTGGTGCTTCTTTTGCTCGATAGTACAACAACTTAATTTGACATTCTTTTTTTGTTTCAAACTCCCATTCAAACATGTGAGTAAAGCATGCTTGCTTCGCCTCTCCATTTGCTATCCAAGCACTACATATTAGTGCCATTGCTTTAAACATACATCACTCCCTATACTGTTACTTTATGTGGTCGCATCGATCTTACTTTTAATTCATTTTCCATTTTGCCTATCAAGCTATCAAGATATCTTATTTGTTTAGATACCGGATGCAAATATTCG